TCAGAGATACCACCACTGTGTGAAGAGATTGAGCGTAGTGGTGAGTATGCAACAGTCATCTTAGATCATGCAACATATCTTCAGGATTTGAGAATAAAGGAGATACTGGGACTGGAAAATATTCCAGCCCAAAACGCATGGGGTCTAGTAAGTCAACAGCAGTATGGGCAGTGTGCCTTGAATATGAAGGAATACTTACGTTGCTTGCTAGACTTATCAACTAATGTTGTGATCGTAGCACAAGAAAGGGAATTCAACACAGATCAGGACAACGAGATATTGATGCCCTTTGTAGGAGCTGCTTTAACTCCTTCTATTACAGGTTGGCTCAATCCAGCTTGTGACTACATCTTCCAAACGTTCATTCGCTCTAAGACTAGAGAGAAGAAGGTGAAGATAGGCAACAAAACTGTAACCACTCAAGTACCAACTAAGGATGTAGAATACTGTTTGCGTACTGGACCTGATGCTGTGTACACAACCAAATTCAGAGTACCGAAAGGACATGAGTTACCAAAAGTTCTTGTGGACCCAGACCATGGTAAGATTGTAAGGATCATCAAAGGAAAGTAAGGAGAGAGAAATGTTAGTACTTAGCAGGAAGATAAACGAAAGTATTATCATCAACAACGATATCACGATTGTTGTGGTGGAGATTCGTGGCGACAAAGTGCGTTTGGGCGTCGAGGCCCCCAAAGAGGTGCCGGTACACCGCCGGGAAGTTTATGATGCAATCCGAAGAGAAAAGGAGGAGAAAGAAAACAAATAGAGGTTAGGAGACTAGGAATTTTACAACTACACAAAGGGATTACTAATGGTTAGAAGAAAAACAACGGGAACGCTAAAAGACAAACTTGGAACACCAGGTAGGAAAGCATTTGATAATATCAAGGATGATGAAGTACGATACAGTACTGCTGGAGATCTCCCTGCTGGAATTGAGGGAGGAATTGCTGAACTGTCGGAATGCAAGTTTGATGTATTCAAGACAGGAGACTCTAAGGGAGAATACTATTTCTCTGCTTCTGGAACAGTAATCAGTCCTAGATCTATCAAGAATGAGGAAGGGGAGACAATACATATTGAGGGACTGCAAACACGAATAGGTCCAGAACCACTATGTGAGACACCTAGTAGATCTAGAAAAACGCTGGAGGAGCATCTTGGGTGGATCAACAACCATGTTAAAATGTTAGGGGCTGAGTCAGATAATTGGGAGATACTTGAAGAGGTGTTAGCAGCTCTGAAGCAGCAAGCTCCTCGCTTCAAATTTCGTACTTGGCAAGGAAACCCAACGGAAGACTTTCCTAACCCAAGAGTCAATCATCAATGGAATGGTGTTAAGGGGATTTCTCAGGAGGATGAGGAATTGGAGGATGGAGTAGAAGACAGTACGGAAGAGAGTGATGAGGAGACTACTAGTTCAGGAGAGAAAGATGAAGACACCGGTGGTCTAACAGAACTTGGTAAGTTGGCTGATGATGAGGATGTAGAGGCACAAAAGGAGTTGGAGGGTCTCTGTAAGAAAAGTAACATTGATCCTAAAGAAATACAAACTTGGGTTGAAGTTGCTACACTCTTATTAGAGGGAGGCAGTTCTGAAGGTAAGGAAGACTCTAGCAAAGATGAAGAGGAAGAGCCTCCTGAGAAGGGAGAGGTGTACTACTTCAAGCCCCCAAAGAAGCGTAACAAAGTGCAGGTAGAGATTACAGCAGTTGTCAAGTCAAAGCAGACTTGCAATTTGAAGGAGGTAGAAGACGAGAGCAAAACCTACAAGAGCATTCTTTGGAACAAACTTGGTATAGAAGAGTAACTCTTATCATCTGTGTGGTTGCACTGGGTATGGCATTGCAAGGAGAGTCCCCCTAACTCTCGCTGTACCCGGTGCTTTTAGATCCTGTGGCGGAAGATGTAAGATGACTAGGTCCGGACCGTTAAGAGTCAGTCTACACATGGAAAACGCGACGCCGTTAAACCGAGGCAAAACAATATCGGGAGTGCAGGTTCAAGTCCTGTCAGGATCGTTAGGAGGAAGACAATGATTAGTTTAGATTGTGAGACTACGGGTCTGGATCCTTGGCACGGTTCAGAACCATTTCTAGTTACAATCTGTAACGAGAAAAATGAGATCTCCTATTGGGAATGGGATGTAGATCCTCTAACAAGAAAAGTTCAAGTACCTCAAGAGGATGTAAGAGAGATAGAACGCACTATCCATGGACAAGAGATAGTGTTGCAGAACTCTAAATTTGACGTTCGCATGTTAGAGACTCTAGATATTGGTTGGGACTGGAGCTTAACTCATGATACTCTGGTATCAAGCCATCTGTTGAATTCTAGTAGACCTAAGGATTTGACTTCCTCTGTCTTGTTCTATCTAGATATTGATCTACAGTCTTATGAGGAAAAACTGAAGAAAATAGTTTCTGTTGCTAGACGGATAGCCAAGAAACACTTTCCCAGTTGGCATATCTCAGAAAAAGGTTTGTCTGATATGCCCTCAACTAAAGAGAAAACATGGAAGTCAGACTTATGGTTGCCAAGAGCTATTGTCAAAGGACTGGAAAAGGTTGAAGGAGTTGCTCCTCAACTTCTTGAAGAGATTAGAAATGATCGTGACTGGGCAACTGTCACTAGAGACTATGCTAACAGTGACAGTGAATCAACTCTGCTACTGTTCCAAGAACAATCTAGACTGCTTGAAGAGAGGGGACATTGGAATATTTACTTATGGAAGCTGAAAGGTCTTCAAATTGCATATGAGATGGAAGACATAGGAGTCACTTTACATGGTAGTAGACTGGATGAATTGGAGAAGGTATTCCGCCAAGATTCTATTAGAGCAGGCAGAGTCTGTACTGGAATTGCTAAAGGGATTGGATATGACTTAGATTTGCCCAAGTCTGGAAACAATGGATCTCTTACTAGGTTTGTGTTTGACCACCTGAAGCTGGATGTATTGAAGGTGAGTGAGAAAACTGATAAACCTTCAATGGACAAGGAGGTGATAGAGCAGTATAAAACCATCCTCCCTCCCAGAAGTAAAGGTGGTAGATTCATAAACAGTCTATCTGCTAAAAGAAGCAGAGACACTGCTCTTAGCTATATGGAGAGCTATAGAAGATTTATGCTGCCTCTGTCTAGAGTTGAACACTGGTTTACTCTCCATCCCTCTCTGAATGTGGTAGGAACTCGTACTCTTCGTTGGTCTAGTAAAAATCCAAATGAGCAGAACATTAGCAAGTTGAAAGGATTCAACCTACGTTATGCTTTTGGTCCAGCTCCGGGTAGAGAATGGTGGTCACTAGACTATAACAATCTAGAACTGAGAATACCAGCATATGAGTGCCAAGAACCAGCCATGCTTGAACTTTTTGAGAACCCAAGTAATCCACCTTACTTTGGATCATACCACTTACTCGTTTTTGATATCCTCTATCCGGATCTCTTTGAAAAGTATGGGGCAGAAGTTAGAGACAGATACAAGTCAACGCTTTACCAATATACAAAGAATGGTAATTTCGCAGAGTTGTATGGGGCGGTAGACATAACGGACTTAGGTATCGGGGACTTAGGAACCGCTGACAGGGCATTTCACTACCCAGGGGCTCAGTCTATGGTAGCCAATAGGCTTCGGAAGAAATCGGAGTTGAACAGGCAGTGGATAGCTTACGCTAGGAAGCATGGGTATGTTGAGACGACACCTGATAAGACGGTAGACGCAAACTGTGGTTATCCTCTGTATTGCCCCAAGAACAAGTATGGGCAGGTCCGGGAAACTATACCGTTGAACTATCATGTACAGGGTACTGCATGTTGGGTGATACAATCAGCTATGGTTAAAGTTCAAAAATACTTGTCCTTTCTCCCAGGGTACTACATGATAATGCAGATTCACGATGAGTTGGTTTTGGATTTCCCGTACAGGTCAGCTAAAGGCAATCTTCCCAAGGTTAACAAAGTGAGACTGTTAATGGAGTCTTGTGGGAACGATATAGATGTTCCGTTGACGTGCGGTATTGACTATCATCCTGATAACTGGGGTACAGCAGTGTGAGGTTGATAAGTTCTATAACAAGAGTGGTGCTTCTTGTACTTAGACTTACTCTTGTGTACATCAGAATGATTGTATGGCTTGGAGTCTGGTATCTTTGGTGGTACTTAGGCTGGACTGGCGAAGACCCTAA